TCCTAGAAGAGCACCCAGACCTTCTTCCGAAGGGGTTGAACACAGACGCAGAATTTACGTTAACTATAAGGAAGGGTAAGTAATGGAGCAGTTAGTTGGCATAGAAGATGTCGCACAGCACTTTAATGTGTCAGTATCCACGGCCCGTAAATGGGTAAGGGATGGGGTAATACCAGAAGGTATATACGTTAAAGTAGGAAAGACCCAACGGTTTTCTCTATCAGATGTGTCTAAAGCTCTTATGTCTTATAAGAGTGGTACGCAGTCCCAGCAAGAAACCGCCATTGCCGTGGGTGATGACGTTTTCGACCCTGATGCAGATGTGTAATGCGCCGAGTCAGTATACAAGGCAGTAAGTTTTCTGGGTTAGAGCAGCAAAGAGATAGCACAGTAGCAGATGTGATTATAGTTAATGCAGCGGAAGTATCTCGCTCGTATTACAAAGATGATTACGACCCTAAAGCTAAACGACTACCTACATGCTGGTCAACGAACACCCAGACTTCTGCACCGGAAGTACCTGATGAGCAACGGCAAAGTGTACGTTGCATGGACTGCACCCATAACATAAGGGGTTCAGGTAGTGGGGGAGGTAGGGCTTGTAAGTTTCACCAACGGTTAGCGGTTGTTGAAGAGCAAGCACTAGACACTGTTTATCAATTACAGGTTCCTGCCTCATCTATTTTTGGTAAGGAAAAGGGTAGAGGCACCATGCCTTTGCAGGCGTACGCAAAGTTTTTAAGTGGACACGGTACGCCTTCTATAGCGGTAGTAACAAGAATAAATTTTGACACGGGAAGCCCTGTACCAAAGATGTTCTTCTACCCGCAACGTTCACTAGAAGAGAATGAGCTTGAGGAAGTTCGGTTTATGGTAGACCACCAAGACACGTTAGAGGCTATAGCTTTTACTGTAGATGCGTACAACGCAAAGGTTGGCTCACCGTTTACTGAGTCCGAAGGGTTCGATATAAATAGCCTAAGTTAAGGAGACCAACAATGGCTGATCCAGTAAGTTTTTATGTAATAGAAGATGTGACCGCGATGTACCCACGTATTGACCGGACTTATAAGTTTGATAACGCAGCAAACCGCAGTATGCCCTGTGAACCATTGGAGGATGGTGCAGCATACGAAATGTCGTTTAAGATGCCCGAAGCTAAAGCTAAAGAGTTGTTTAAACTGATGAAGGCGTTCTATGACTTTAAGAAAGATAAGAGTTGGCCTGATAAGTTTCCGCTACCTTTTAAGAAGAGTGACGATGGTATGTATGTTGGTAAGTGCAAGTTAAAGGGTGCATACGGTACTGATAAGACTCGCAAGCCCCAGCAGTTTGACGCTAAGAACAATGAGTTAGATGCTGACTTTAAACTAACCACCGGCAGTACCGTAAATATAGCGGTTACTTTTGTGCCTTATAACATGAGAGACAATGGTGTTAGCTTACGTATCAACGGTGTACAGGTAACAAAGTATGAGCCTATGGCTGCATCTTCCCCATTCGGCGTTGTTGAAGGTGGGTTTGAGGTAGGGGGTGGAAGCCCATTTGCTGATACTACCACCAGCACCAGCGTTGATCTCATAGAAGATGACTCTGATACTATATTTGTAGAAGATGAGCTAGATATCTCTGTAGTAGAGGAACCCAAAAAGGTCGTTAAGAAGTCTACTCCTGCACCCAAGGTAGACATTGGTGATCTGAGTTCTGTTATTGAAGGTTGGGATGACTAACCCTTAACAGCAACTCCACTATGGCTAGGTTTTACCGAAAAGGATGCGCCGACGTTCCTGCCATAGTGTCTCTCGGCATTGGGTATAATTATGGATACAAGAGAATTTTTGCGGTGGGTGCTACCTGCCGAAGGGTCGTATGTCCTCTTCATTAGTAGTTTAGCGCAGGGTAACTATCGACAAGTATATTTTAACTCTATGGAGGACATGACAGAGGCGGCTAACCATTACGACAGTGAAGGGCTAGATGTATATTTTGCTGTAAGCACCTTTAATAAAGCAGGTACTCGTAAGGGTGAAGACGTTAAGCAGGTTAAGTCGTTTTTCTTAGACTTAGACTGTGGGCCTAAGAAGAAAGATAACGAACATAGATTTCCTACAAAGAAGATAGCGTTACAAGAGCTACAATCTTTTTGCACCGCGCTAGATCTACCAGACCCGCTTATTGTGGATTCAGGGCGCGGTATACATGTGTACTGGGTCTTATCAGAACCCGTAGTAGTAGACCAATGGAAGCCGGTAGCTGAACGGTTTAAGTCGTTATGTAAAGAACATAACTTTGAAATAGATACGTCTGTACCCGCTGATTCTGCGAGAGTATTACGTGTTATAGGTACTAGCAATTACAAGCCAGATGTACCCGCACCTGTAAAGCTTATAGGGGGTAGGCCCGAAAAAGTAAACTTTGATTACTTCGCTAGTAAGCTGGGTATGGACGCGATACC